CATGTGCGTAATAAGCTTTCCCAGTTCCATGTACGTGGGCGAACATTCCATGGTATGCCGATGCAGTAGGCAAGTCACCTTCAGCGTCATATACGTTACCAAATAATACTTTGTTGCCACCCATATCTAAATCTGAGCTAGTTATAACATTTATAATTTCGGTGTTTGATACGCTTCCACCGCCACCGCCTGACCCAGACGCTTGATTAACCCATTCGTAATCTCCATTAACATATGATAAAACTTGGTTATTAGCCGCAGTAGATACATCTAAATGGCTATCAATAGTACCAAATATATTTTGGAACGTAACTCTACCTTCGCCATCAGTAGTAAGAACTTGATTATTCGCACCATCATTTACAAAGAACAACAGATCGGTTGGTCTGTCAGTTACGTTTGAGTATGCTAAAGTAAATTCACCGTCATACAATTCGGTAAAGTTTTCATTTACTTTGGTGAAAGCGTTTCTTAACGGATCACCTGTACCGTCGTTATCGGTAGTACCTGTGTTTACTATTTGCTTAGCCATGTTTGCTCCTAAAGTCTTTCTACTTATTTATCTGTTTAAACAACGTCAGCTTTCAAATTGACGGTATCAACACTAATAGTATTTCTATCTGATGTATATCTTATTTGTTCGCCTGGTTGGTTAGGTCCGACAATTTCAGGACCTCCAACTATCTGATCTTCTTTCTTAGCCGCATAGAACCTATGTCCTAAACCAACGTCTGCTTTCTTCTTGTAAACAAATCTACCAAACAATCTTGTACCTGCAAGGTGGACGTTCTTTTTGAGTGTTTCTTCATAGACACCAAGATCAACAGTAGATAAAATTTCATACGAAAACTCTTGATATAAATCACTGTCGTGTATCTTATTACGAGAGTCGTAGTATTTACCGTCTTTGAAACCATTAAGTTGACTTGTTTCGCTACCCCAGAAACCAGCCGTAATACCTTGAGAGTCAGCTTTGAGTGTTCCTCTTGCTTGTATTTCACCTGCGTCATTTACAAGGAATACAATCTCATCGTTAATATATCCAAATCCAGAGTTAGAAATTCTAACCTCAGAAATTCTACCTGTGGCAAATAATGTTCTGGATTTCATATCAGCGTTAGAACCATAAGTGTCAGATGAATAATCTCTTTCGGTTCCTACTACAACGTAACTAGTACCTTTGTGGGTAATAGGTGTAGAATCAAAACCATAGTAAGCATAAGGTCTAACTTGAATAAAGCTTCTGTCCACATCAATACCTGTTATAATTCCATTAACGCCAGAAGAAGGTTGTGTAATTGCATCACCAACTGAGAATGATGCGCTAAGATTATCCATAATTAAGATTTGTTCGTATCGATCAAACGCAATCATTACTGGGTCACGCACTAATGCAAACACATCGTTTGTATAGTCTTCACCTGGGTCAATGTTTTCAAATGAATTAATAGTACCAATATCGAATGGTGAAAGGTTAAATGCGTCTTCTAGCGGTGTTTGTAATGTTACAGGATCGGCAGTACCACTCATTGGTTGAGTTGCTGGAGATGCGTTGTAGTTAGCCGCATTTAAAGATACGCCAAGGAATGGTGATATCACATCAGTAATTAAACTTATAGTTTCTATGTTGGAAAGGCTTTCGACTTTAACATCATTAACGTTCGCTGTGTCTGGATATAATGCACCAGGTGAAGTTGAATTCTTTACAGAGACTGTAAATATCCCATTGATCGTAACGTTTGGTGTTCTATCAAGTGTTGATATGGCTCTAGTTGCAGAAAATTCTTCACCATCATCCATTTTGATGCCAACCGCTGATGCGTTTTGACCAATTACTGTACCTGTATTGCCAGCAGTATCAGTAAGTCTTTCTAATATTGTAAAATTAAAACCTTCGTTAGGTAGGATTAACACTTGGTTAGAAACTTCTAGTCTGGTGTTTTGTATTGTATAACCAAAACCACCATCTAGTAAATTATAGTTAACAATACCTGTAAACTTTTCTTCAGTAGCCGTAACAATCGCAACGCCACCATTACCGAACTCACTTTTTATATTATAAACATCACCAACAGCATTTCCTGTTGTACCGCCATAATCTAAATCAATTTCCATTTCTGATGCGGAACCATTAATGATACCAAAAGAAATATCTTGACCATCAATCCTAGTCATGATGTTATCGTATTTGTCAAACTTTCCTTTTACTCTATCGATGTATAGAATAGGAGTGAGCGTTCCATTTAAAATAATGAAGTTAATCTTATCTACAGCCGCTTTAGCACCTGATGTTGATCCAGTGATGTTTTTATTTAACAAATCACTATATTGATATGGGGTATCATTATCTCTACCATAAAAGACACCTTCGTTAGGAGCCATTTGAAGATATATACCAGTCTGCCATTTAGAGTCTGATGGTTTCAAAACATATTGTGCTGGATTTATAATGTCAACGTCTTCATTGTAGAACATTCTAAAGAATAGAATGATACCACTTTCCGAACCTTTTCTTCTGTAAAGGTCTAATATATTTTTAACAACAAGCCGTACACTAGCATCTTCAAGTAATGGGAGATCGCTCAAGAACTTCTTTTGGAAGAATATGATCATACTCTCAAGTGTAGTAGTAATATCCCTATACTCAAACATGCGCCTTGAGTTGTACAAACCCATAGTGGGTGTAGTTTCCAAGAACTTATAATAGTCTTGTACTAATTGCACTAACTCTGCGTTTTCCTCACGATATATCGCAGGGAATTGTTGAGGTATCTTAAATGCTATGTTCTTTTCGATGTCTGACATTATTTTGTCTCAATAAGATTGATTGTTGCGTCTGAAGTCTTCATTGTCAATATTCTGCCGTTTGGTGCTGTGATGTCATTCTTTGAGGTACTAGCCATAAACTTAATACCCGAACCAACAAAACCATCTGTAATAAACCCAACCAAATTAACTTCGCCTGTATCATAATTTACTGTGCCGATAGAAGGTTTAACCACTTTAGGGTTAGCTACATCACTCGTAATAATTTGGATATTGCCAACACCATCGTCTTGCAAGTAAACGTTTGAACCATTAAACGAGAACACCCCAGTTTTAATTGCTGGCTTATAAGTAGCAAACCCCCTATCCTCATCAAAAGGATATGGTTTTATTAGTTTAGCAACAAACTTGAATGATGGGTTTAAAGCAACATTCAATGGTGGGGAATATTCAATGTAAGGCATTACTGAAATGTCATTACTTGTTGTTGAAATGTCTACTGCATCAATAGCCGATCCAAGAACAGAAACTCTTAGTTGTGTATTAAAGTCGTCGAGGTATTGATCATTGTAATCTCTTAAAGCATTTTGCACTAGTGTTTCAATATCACCAGAAGATTTGCGTGTTAGCTTCGGATTATAGTAAACATCAACAACTGCACATGCATACATGAATTGCGTTTCTACGAATATAGGTTCGATTGCAAGTGGACTTCTTTCTTTTAGATATTCAATATATGTGTTGGAAAGAGTGTTCGACAAACTTTCTTGTCCTCTCCCAAGATACACTGATATAGCAACCTTACCAAATTGTGGTGGATCAAGGTCTTCACCACCATAAGCCGCAACAGCTTGTATTTCGGGGAATTGTGTTTTCAAAAGAATTTCATAGTCTGATGTAGTAATAGCACGTTCTTGTATTTGCAAACTCTTAGGAGCAAAGTATCTAATACTTTCAATTGTTTCTCTTTCAGCACCACCAGCAGCAATCTCTACAGTTGATACTACAGCACTACCAAAGTTAGTAGCCATAGAGAATGTCTTAGCACCGTTACCTTCAGTGCCTGATGTAATTCTATAACGTACTCTAATATCTTCAAATTCTGCTGGTTGGAAACCAAAAACATTGTTACCAAAATAAATTGTGTAACGTCCATCATAGTATGGTTCGATGTAGAATACTTTATCTGTCGCCCCAACACCAAAGATGTCGTTTTTGCGTAGGAATACGTTTTCGTTTTCTGTAGCTTCAGCATCAACAAATATCGCAATGGATTCAGTGTCTGCGTTTTCGTTTGAAAGTACCACACGTAAAATACCATCTTCGTCAACAAAGAAGCCCTCACGTTCGAAGCTTGCCAACATTTGACCTTCAAAGATTTCAACGTTTTCAGCAACGAATGTATTTGGCGCTGTTTTCTTGGCAATGTATGTTTGGTCTGTTACAAACTCAAAGTTTTCACCATTATGTATAGTTGTAAAAGGTGAATATTGAGGAATTGTAATTGACTGTCCAGTCGCAGTTGTATCTGTAAACGTAACAGTCACCAAAGCTTTTGCTGATCTTCTTGATCTTGGTAAGTAGTTTAGTTCTTTTGCATGGGAAACAACAGAGTTTCTTAGTACAGCGGAGTCAAGGAACATCTCATTGATCGCCATATTAGAATAGAAGTTATTTTGGAATGTGTTATAAGATAGCACGTCAAGCAAAACAGACATGTTTGACCCATCAAAGTTATAATCTTTGAATTGCGTCTGAGATTGCAAATACTCTTTAAACTGTGATTTTACTGCTTCAAAGTCTAACTCTGAAATATTTAGTTTAACCATCTATCTAGTCCTCTCTAAAAATACATCAACAGAGATAGGCTGTTGGTTATTTAAAATGTAAAATTGTATTCGAATCCTGACAACGTTTTGCTCATCAATCGCACTAACGCTCACATCGATTATTTCTGCCCTTGGCTCGTGTAGATCAAGTGTTGTTCTCACTTGGTCTTCTATCAATGTCAGATTACCTGGTGTAATATTTTCAAATAGCATAGCTCTAATGTTGCCACCAATGTTTGGTTGCATCAATCTCTCGCCACGATCAGTAAGCAATAGATTGCGTATAGATTCTTTAATAGAATCTTCATCTTTGAATACGGTCAAATCCTGTGACAATGGGCTAATTTCAAGGTCTTTCTTGAAATCAGAATATATAGAAATCTTTTTCTGTCTATTTGTTACTAATGCTACTACCAATTCGATCCCCAATCATTTACTTTGTCTTTTCTGCTATCCACATGGATAAACCCTTTTGATTTATAGAATCCAAATGTAGTAAATCCCACACCTCTCGCTTCAATGACAAATCTTTCCCTTACTCTTGAGTTCCAATTATTGTCCGTGCAGAGAATATCAGCCGCTAATCCAAGTTCGTGTTGGCTATTTTCCACATCTGGGTTTATAAGTCTTTGGTATTCGTCACTTCTCCACAAAGAATTAATTCTAAGAGGACCTATACCCATAGCTTTTTGCAGTCGCAGAAGTCTAATAAGTGTATCCTCTTCCATCTGGTTCCACCCCTCAGCACCCACATACAATCCACCACCTTCTGATCTAGGACGTTCGCGTGACATCCAACCACCGCTTAGTGCAAAAATAGGGTGGTTTCCCCTTTTTACTTCTTCCCAAGATGGTATCTGCGCTCTTTCTTCTGGTGTAGCACCAACTTCGCCTAATGGAATTCTTGTTTTTTCGCCATTACTATTTTCCCCACCTAAGTCATCTAATGCGCGTCTTGCCATATCCACAAGAGCATCTGTACCTGGTAAATCGGGCAATCTATCTGGTCTGTATTCTGGAAGAACAGACTTCCATATCTTTTTCTGATCTTCAATCATTTCTCTTCTCACGGCATCAGTGAACCTTGGCGCACCAGCTTTTATAGCTTTTGCTGTAACCAAACCTGATGTTGCCTTTACCGTGTTAACCATATCCCTATAATTGTTTGTAATATTATCAAGTGGCAATTTTGATCCATTAAGTATAGATTCCACTCCAGCAGCAAATCCACAAATACGTGCCATCAAGAATAAAATTTCTTCTATAGATGGGTTATCGAATAGACCAACAGCATAATCAATCATGCCTTGCACTTTAGCTTTGATCTTTTTAATGTTTTCTTCGCTAAATGTTCTCATAATAGAGTTTTTAAGTTGGTTTACCTTGGCTATAACATTACTTTGAATAAAATTTTCCACTTGATCTATAACATTTTGCATATTAAAGTTTTTAATCGCATCTGTTATTTTATTTATAGCACCTTCGACCACGCTTTTAATTTTTTCTTTAATTGCTTCAATAAGAGCCTTGACCTTAATCTTTTCAAACAAAGCTTTGATTGGGTCTTCAATGTTTCTAATCTTGTTGATGAAGCTAAGAGCATCCCCAATAAGACCTTCTACTTGACCAAGTATTATAAAGAACCCACCAATAGCGGCAAATGCATTGGGAAGAACTGAACAGAACCCACCCATAATACTATTTGCAAACCCACCATCTCTGTAGAAATCGTCAAGATTTTTTAGGAATTTGGGTTTGTTTTGGTTTGCAACAAAGTTTGCTGTTAAAGGTGTGTACGAATAATCTGATATGAACTGTGCAAATTCAAATGGTGAAATAGAACCTGCTTGAAGTCTCTTATCAAGTAATTCATATTTTGGCAATTCTTGTACAACAAAATCTGTTTTCAAAACAACATTGTTGATATTATTTAGATTAGTATAAAAAGCATCTCCATAAACCTTGACTGCTTCTACTACAATATTATCAGATGCGTTAGAAACAATGTTTTCAGCAAAGCTTGCTTGCAATACTTCAATCTGAGCTAACGTGTGTTCTCCAGTAATAGTAGCAGTCGCTTGTGGGGAAGCCTTGAAGACTTTCTCTTCATCAGGACTTAAACACCAATCACGATTGGTTAGTTGCTTTTCCATTACTGGGTTTCCTTAAACGTTATCTTTATTCTATTTATCATCAAACTGGTGTCCGATCACACATCAGGTGTATCTCTTGATCCAATACCTTGCCCACTTATAGAAGGTGGGTCTTCTGGTGCAATAGATGTACTGACTGCCACTGGCTCTGGTGCTTCTACTGATGATGCACCTTTAGATTCTTCAGCGGTTACAACATCACCATCTGCGTGAGCCGTAGCCGCACCACCCTCAGCCATGCGAACAATATCATCCACATAAACGGTTGTTCCTCTAACATGAAGAAGCCCATCCGAACCAAGTGTTAATACGCCGCCTCTTATGTCAGTAGTATCTGTGCCAATAATATTAAGATCAGCCGATTTAATATTCATTTCGGTTTCAGCAAATAAGTTCATATTATTAGCCTTAACATTCATGTTCTGCGTTGCTTCTGCCCAAACAAATGGTGCTTTAGCATACCAACCAATACCAGCTTCTGTTTGAAGTTCTTTCTCAGCCCTAATAGACATAGTACCGATATTAGCTTCCATTTTAACGTCAGCACCACGAATTTGTACTTGGTTGCCAGCTTGTATAGTTGATTGTTGTCCAACAGAAAGTAAATGGTTTCCGTGAACTAGTTGTTGTAAATCGCCTTCAATTTCTTCAATCTTATTGCCTTTTACATAAACGTAGCTATTGCCCATAATCGTAACTGTACTCATGCCACCAACAGAAACGTGTTGGTTTCTATCGTTAACCTCATATTTGTCTGATATTGTTTTGTCAGTTTTTACACCCTTATTGTCAATCTGTACGAAAGAACCAGACTTGTGATAAACCATAATTCTTTCTGCACCAGGAGTGCTGTCTATCTCAATTGAATTTTTACCTGCATGTATTATTCTATTAAATCCATATTCAGCATCATATGCTGATGGTGGTTCTGACCAAACTCTTTCCGTCCCACCAATCTTTACGTCTCTGGTGCGTAATGTGTTTTGATCTGTTACATATGTTTCGTCGATGTATTCACCACGAGCAAGTCTATGGTTCTGTGGTTGTCCAATATCTTCTGGTGCTGAGCCTTCGGCGGTTTTCTCACCTTGAGACTTTGGAATAACTCCCCAACCTGTAACTTCTGGGTTCATAATTTCAGTCATTTGTGTTGGTATCAATCCTAGCACCATTGGCTGTTGAGCGCCTCTACCATCTAAGAACATGCCGAATACCCAAGAATTTAATTTTGGTATAGTGTTTGGATTGTAATCTCCTTGGACAACAATAGCCCATGGCAAATCTTCTGGTGCAATGTCTTTGTTGGTTCCATGCACACCAAACGCCCTAACTTTACAACGACCTTCTTTACGGGGATCGTCATTATCTTCTATTACCCCAATAAAAAATAGAGGGTCTTTTATTCCTACACCATATTCATGCATCTATTTCACCTATACTCCAATCGAACTTGCTTAACTCAAGTGCCGTGTTTAATGTATTACTTTCCTTGGAACGGGAATGTACAACAGTTACTACTAAGTATCTTCCACTGAGAGTTCTGTGCTTGGACAACAAATTAATCCCATCCATATTCTGAACTTCTAAATTAACAATATTACCTGGTGCTATGTCTAAACGACCTTTCAATTGGCATTGAACTTTAGTAGCATTAAGATGTTCTTGGTAAGAAATTCTATTCGAAACAATTTGGGAAATGTGTCTATCTGTATGCAAAGAGCCAGGTATGTCTCCTGGTTGTTGAAAATCTCTATAAACTAAAAAGTCTTTTGCATTTTCATCTGTAAACATATCATTTCTAAATGCTTCTGTATGTGGATTATCCTCAAGATTACGTGGGTTACCCGACATGTCAATATATTTAGCATCTTTAGAATAATCAAATATATTATGAACAACCTTTCGTCTTAGAAAGTCAATTTCTGTAACACGGTTTTTATAAGAACCAGAGAACATATCGTTAGCTGTGTCAATACCCTTTGATATTACGTTTAACTCTTCTATCCTGTTTATTTGATCAGAAGGGTCACGACCATCTGCATTTGATGATGGAGCATAGAATAAATCTATCAAATCTTTTGCTTGTGCAGTCTTAATAAAGTATTCATCAGTCGCAAAATAAAAGTTGTCCAAAGTCTCAAAAAACTTGAAAGAATTTGATGGTGTCTCTGGTTGGTATGCCTGTGTCTGCAAATATCGCATTGCATCTGTAGGAGTCATGTTAGGTATTATACACTTATTAATATTGTATGTAGGTTGTACGAATAAACTTCTATTTGTTTGACCTACAATCGGATACTTTGCTGTTGCGTATTCATTAACTCTACCACCATCAGAAAGATAATCTGCACCACCTAATTTTGAAAAATATGTTTCGAAAACTTCTTTTGCAATGCCACTAATAGAACTTTGGTAAGCTTTAGTAATACGTCTTGTACTTGCCTTAAATGAAATGTCCGATACAAAATGTATCGTATACAACAAACCATTCCCACTTTCCGAAACAACAAAGTTATCTATCTTATATACATGAACCTTAATGTTGAATTCAGTATTAGTGTCAAAGGACTTAATCTTTAACTCCATAGTTTCTTCTGATCTCAAAGGAAAATCGTCAATAAACCCAATAGTATCTAAAACAGTAATACTTCCAGAATACCCCATCTGCGTCATAGATTGTCTAATATCAAAACCAAGTATACGTCCAAACATATCTTCCGACTTCGAACCCGAATAATTGGATACGACTGCACTCAGGATATCACCTGCCGAAGGGTTAAAATCGTTTTTGTTAGTCATTAGCTACGTGTTTTCTTGATAAAGTTATCTGTAATTTGTGGTAGAAACTGTGCATCAATTAAGAATATTTCTTTTTTGTTGTTATTGTCAGCTAACTCTTGATCATAGAGTTTCCAAGGCTTCCATTCATCAGGTATGATACGTTTGATAATAATTTTACGACCTTGCTCAGTACGCAAGATAATACGATCTTCTTTACGAAGGTAAATCGTTCTAAAAGATTCTGGTGCTAATTTTACTATATCGACTGCCATTGATTATACCTCTTTATAATAATAGATGATATTCTCATCGTTATCATCTTTAGTCCAGTCAACAACGTCTTCGCCAATCAAACCTGATTGCTCACCATACTTATCAATAAGATAGTTATTAAAATCTGCTTCTGCTTTAGGCCATTCGTGGTAAGGGTCTATAATGTTATTAGAAAGATATACTAACCATGTATAATCTGTAGAACCATAATAGAATTCAGCTATGTCTTCTGGACGTTGACCTTCTTTAACAGTGAATGGAAGGTGTAATAGTGGGTTATTAGAAACCTCTTTAGTGAAACTACTACGACGTGTAATATCACGCACCATTCTACCTTCATAATTTATTACTGGAAAGTTTTCAAAATATTTAGTCATTTTCGCTACCTCTACCGCCTACACTGTTTGTTCTAAAAACAGCGTTTTGTTGAGCGTTGTCTTCATGCCCATAGTCATGAGCAGTTTCAATTTCCAATTCTTGTAGTGATATGTTTATAGTCACACCAGCAGGTTTACCACCCTTCATGATAGCAACACCACCACCAGCACCATAGTCAACTGTAAATTGAGTTACCATAGATGTTTTGAACTTCATGTAATGTTCTTCATTTACACCAAGCAGATACATATCAACAGTGGATGGGTATTGCAGATACGCCTTTGGTATCCCAGCTAAAGAAGTAACAGTTGGTAATGAATTTCTTTTTATTTGTTTTACGATATTTCGGATACGTTCTGAATCGTTTTCATTATTAGGAAACAATTCCCAAGAAAACTGATGCGCCCTTAAATTAACACCTTCGAAAGCAAGAGTTTCACGAGGGTTTAAAGTTTGGTTTGTAACAGTGTCAATAGTTTTAGAAATACTACCATCCATTAGTGGATTGCTTCTTAGCAAATATTGAGCGCCAGATGCAATGTCTTTAAGGTCAGTTCCCAAGAACTTCGATGCTATGTCGTTAAGTCCACCAACAAAATTACCACCAGATAAAGCCTGTGCCATACTAGCACCCAATCCTTGTACCATACCAGGTAAATCTTCTACAGTACCACCTTCACTAAAAGATTTTACTTTATTTGCAATTGCTTCTGCAAATGGGTCACGCTCGAAACCATTTATTCTCAAATCAGTAGAGTCGTTAAGTTGTTTTGGAAAGGGAAGTTCGATTGAGTTTGTGGATCGCAAACCAACCCCAGATGCCCTACCACCACGAGTTACACGAGTGTTTTCTCTGATATTAAACCCATCTGCATATTTTGCATAGTCATATTTCTTGAACACCATTAGAATACTATGTGGGTGTGGTTGCGCTGGAAATGATTGATATGATGTTTGGCTTGATGAGGCTTTTGCTCTCTCAAACACTTCTGGTCTTAAGAACTTTGTTCCGAAAATGCCCATGTGTAACCCTTGCCTGTTTCTTATAAATAGTGTTGTATAAGTCTATTTATATTAAATCGAGAGGTTAATTTTATTATATCATGGCGCATAGTGGTAGATTTCGACCAAAAAACCCGTCTAAATACAAAGGCGACCCCACAAAGATCATTTATAGGTCAATGTGGGAGTTCAAATTCTTTAGATATGTTGATATTCACCCCGATGTTTTATGGTGGCAATCAGAAGAAGTCGTAGTTCCATATGTATCTCCTATTGACGGAAGACGCCATAGGTACTATCCTGATGTAATTGTCAACAAGAGAATAGCTGATGGCAAGAGCGCAACTATGATGATTGAGATTAAACCTTATGCACAAACAAGACCACCTGATAGGTCTAAGAAAAACGCTACCAAAACTGGTAGAATATCAAGGAAATATTTGAATGAGGTTAAAACCTTTGGGATTAACGATGCTAAATGGAAAGCCGCTAGGAAATTCTGCGCTCAGCGTGGGTGGCAATTTGAGATTTACACAGAGAAAGAACTGGGAATAAAGTAAGATGGTAGCAAAAGTATTCGACGATATCCTATTAAAAGGTATTCGATCTGGACAGATGCCAGCACGTACTCAAGAAGCGCGTAATTGGTATCGTGACCAAGCCAAGGCAGTTACAAAGAAACAAGCTGAAGGAACGAGACTTATCAAAGAGATGGGTGCGGATCGTTATGAAACTAAATTTAGATTGGGTAACATGTATACTTTCATGTACGATCCTAAATGGAAAGGCGACAAGTCTAAATTGCCTTATTATGACAACTATCCTTTAATTTTTCCTATAAATAAAGCAAAGGGTGGTTTCTTAGGAATCAACCTACACTATTTACCGCCACCTCTAAGAGCAAAACTAATGGATGCTTTATACGACACGGCAAACAACAAGAGTTATACGGAAGCAACTAAATTAAAAATAAATTATGATATACTATCGGGTGCGGCAAAGTTTAATATGTTCAAGCCCACTGTGAAACACTACTTGATGAGCCAAGTAAGAACAAAGTTTGTATATATCCAACCTACTGAGTGGGACATTGCATTGTTTTTACCAAGCCAAAAGTTTGTTGGGGCTACCAAAGCACAAGTCTGGAAAGATTCCAGAGCTATCATAAAGGGCAGATAATGGCGTTTAGCATATCAGATTTTAAAACACAGATGGATCGCTTTGGCGGACCTTCACGCAGTTCGCTATTCGAAGTTACTATCGTAAACTTTCCATTCAACACATCATCAGCGGATGCAAGAGACTTAACGTTTTTCTGTAAGAATGTGGCGATACCAGGCATAACAATAGGAATGGCTTCATAC